TCGTACCTTACGGTGCCTCTAATATTGAGTCAGCGGAGCGTGTTACGCACGTCATGCGCAAGACAAAGAACGAAGTTGTGAAACTTCAAGCTGCTGGGTTCTATCGCGAAATAGAATTAGGTGATCCAGTATCTTTCTTTACGGATATAGAAGAGGCAAAAGCAGAGCAATCTGGCATATCGTTAACTTCAGACGACCGTTACACCATACTTGAGGTTCATGCTGACCTGATTATTGACGGTGTGGATACTGAAGGCGAAGACGATGACTTGCAGATCGCAAAGCCTTATGTGGTAACGCTTGAGAAGGGTACAGGCAAGATTCTAGCTATACGACGTAACTGGAATCTTGACGACCCTTTGATGCTAAAACGTCAACATTTCGTACACTATGCGTACGTCCCCGGATTTGGATTTTATGGACTCGGCCTCATTCATATTATTGGTGGTTATGCTAAAGCTGGCACTAGTATTATCCGTCAACTCGTGGACGCTGGAACCCTATCCAATCTCCCCGGTGGTCTCAAATCTCGCGGACTACGAGTTAAAGGCGACGACACACCGATTGGTCCGGGCGAATTCCGTGATGTAGATGTGCCTTCTGGCAGCATCCGCGATAACATCATGCCGCTGCCTTACAAAGAACCTTCTCAGACGTTGCTAGCATTATTGCAGCAGATCACAGAAGAAGGCCGACGTTTGGGCGCTATCTCAGACATGAACATATCCGACATGAGTGCTAACGCACCTGTTGGAACAACACTTGCTCTACTAGAGCGTACCCTTAAGCCAATGGCTGCGGTGCAATCTAGGGTGCACTACTCAATGAAGCAGGAATTTAAACTCCTGAGAAAGATCATTGCTGAGTACGCGCCTGAAGAGTATATGTACGTGCCTGACCGTGGTGAACCTCGTGCTCGTAGAGCCGACTACGCTATGGTGGAAGTTATTCCTGTCAGTGATCCTAATAGCAGCACGATGGCCCAACGAGTGGTCCAGTACCAAACCGTGTTGCAGATGGCACAGGCCACCCCACAAATCTACGACCTTCCACAGCTTCATCGCCAGATGATTGAGGTCTTGGGTATCAAGAACGCCGACAAGCTAGTGCCTACTAAGGATGATATCAAGCCTTCCGATCCGGTAAGCGAGAACATGAACGTGCTAGTCGGTAAGCCGATAAAAGCTTTTATTTATCAAGACCATGCGGCGCACATTGCTACCCACCAAGCGTTTATGCAAGACCCGTCCATTATGGCGTTTGTTGGACAAAACCCAGCAGCGCAGCAAATTATGGCGGCTTTAAGTGCACACATGGCAGAACACGTAGCTTTCCAATACCGCCAGCAGATGGAAGCGCAGTTGGGTGTACCGCTTAATGCGCCAAACGAAGAAATGCCGGAAGAGTTTGAGGTGAAGCTAGCGGGTCTATTAGCTCAGGCAGGGCAACAACTTACGCAAGAAAACCAAGCCAAGGCCGCACAGGCTGCCGCACAGCAAAAACTACAAGACCCAATTATCCAGATGCAGCAAGCTGAGCTACAGTTGAAGCAACAAGAGCAACAACGTAAGGCAGCTAAGGATCAGGCTGATGCTGCCGAAGCCGCAGCCCGCCTACAGTTGGATGCGCAGAAAGCCCAAACCACCGCCGCTATTGAGTCCAGCCGCATAGCAGCGCAAAACGAACAAGCCCAAGCCAAGAATGATTTGGATGAGGCCAAGGCAATTCTGGATATGGCTAAGGCTCAACAGACACAACCACGAGGACCGCAAGGTGGCTAAAAAGACAGGTATTACTTCAGGAGAAGCCTTACAGCTTAATAAAGGTAAGAAGGGCACCAGCATTGGCAACGGGGCTTTGAAGGTAGGCTCAATGAACAAACACAAACGTCGCAGTTTCAAAGAATATAGAGGGCAGGGAAGATAATGGCTAAAACCGTCTTTGACGTGCTGAACGAAAAACTAACGGAGCTTAAAGGCTCCAGCGAAGATTTCCTGAAAAGCGGCGGAGCTAAAGACTTTGCTGAATATCGGGAAGTGTGTGGCGTGATTCGGGGTCTAAACGCCGCATTAAGAGAAGTGAATGACCTTTCGCGTAACTATATGGACGACAATGATGACTGAAACTATAACGGTTAGCGGGGTAGGAGCGGAAGCTTCAGTATCCCCAGCAATGACTGCGCTAGAAGAGAAGAGAAAGCAAAGGATAGAAGAAGAAATTAAGACCCAAGAGGAGCTAGAAGCCTCAATTCCTAAGCCGGTAGGCTACAGGGTGCTTATTGCCCTGCCTAACGTGGAGGAGACGTTTGGGAGCAGCGGCCTTATTAAGGCAGACCAGACGCGAAGAGAAGAATACATCCTTTCTACTGTTGGGTGTGTGTTGGATATGGGTGCAGAAGCCTATAGCGACAAAGAAAGGTTCCCTACTGGGCCTTGGTGCAAGGTAGGTGACTATGTGATGTTCCGTGCCAATACTGGTACGCGCTTTAAAGTTGGAAAGCAGGAATATCGTTTAATGAATGACGACTCTATTGAGGCCGTCGTCGATGATCCGCGAGCAGTCTCGCGCGCATAAGGAAATAGACCATGCCTAGACAACAAGTAGAGTTTGAATTTCCAGACCCCGATAAAGAAGATAATACCCAAGAAGTAGAAGTGGATATTGTCGAAGAAGACGCGCCTTTAGAAGTAGAGGGTGCCGTTGGTCGGGAAGATATGAAGTCCGCTAAAGATACTATACAGGCGGGTGAGGTAGAGATTGAGGTAGAAGACGATACACCTCCAGAGGATAGGGGGCGTAAACCGTCTGAACCACCACAAGACGTAACCGACGAAGAGTTGGAGAACTACTCTGAGAAGGTAAAAAGTCGAATTAAGCACTTTAGTAAGGGCTACCACGACGAGCGCAGGGCTAAAGAAGCTGCTTTACGTGAGCGAGAAGCCCTAGAAGATTACGCTAAAAACCTTATAGCCGAGAACAACAAGCTTAAAGGTTCAGTAGACCAGAGCCATAACTCGCTTATCCAGTCAGCTAAAAAGCAGGTTGAAGGCGAACTTGCTATGGCTAAAAAACAGTATAAGGAGGCGTACGAGTCTGGCGAACCCGATGCCATATTAGAGGCACAAACCTCGTTAAATACGGCACAAATCCGTATGGAGCGAGTTAACGGGTTGAAACCTAAGCAAATTCAGGCTTTACAACCTAAAGAAACTGCTGTACAAACGCAGGTAAATGCACCTCAACCTCAAGTGCAGCGAGACGTAAAAGCAGAAACATGGCGCGATGATAACCCGTGGTTCGGCTCAGACGACGAGATGACTGCCTTTGCATTAGGGTTGCATAACAAGTTAACGAAAGAGGGGGTAGACCCCCAATCAGATACTTACTACGAGAAAATTAACTCTCGTATGCGACAAGTATTCCCCGATCAGTTTGATGACGGGATTGAAGATGAACCGGCTAGCGCCCAGAGAAAATCTAGTAATGTGGTTGCACCCGCTACGCGGAGCACAGGACCTAAGAAAATTAGGCTAACGCAATCACAAATTGCTATTGCGAAAAAACTCGGAGTGCCGCTGGAAACTTACGCCAAACAGGCTGCTGAATTAATGAGGAAACAATAATGAGCCAGAATAGACAGAATAGAGAACTTGAATCTCGTGAAAGAACAGCCCGTAAAAAGGCTTGGACGCGACCTACAGTGTTGCCTGATCCAATTCCTGAAGACGGCTATACTTACCACTGGGTTCGTATTTCGACTAATGGTCAATCTGATGCCACTAATATTTCCTCGAAAATACGTGAAGGCTGGGAACCTGTACGTGCAGAAGATCACCCCGAGATATTTACTGACGCTGTCGCTGATGCGCGGTTTAAAGATAATGTCATCGTTGGCGGTTTGATGTTGTGTAAGGCCCCAGAAGAGCTTGTCCGAGAGCGAAACGATTACTACCAGCACCAAGCTGAATCGCAAATTCACTCTGTGGACAATAACCTGATGCGCGAAAATGATCCTCGTATGCCCCTATTTCACGATAGGAAGACGAAGGTTACTTTCGGCAGCGGAAATTAAATTTTAGGAGTTATATACAATGGCTTATCCAACAGTCAGCGCTCCCTACGGCTTTAAGCCGGTGAACCGCATTGACGGTATGCCTTATGCTGGTCAAACTCGCCTTATTCCTATTGCGAGCGACTACAACACGGCTATCTACAACGGTGATCTGGTTAAACTCGTAACGGGTGGCACAGCAGAACTATTTACTGGTGCAGACGACGGCGTAATGGTCGGTGTTTGTGTTGGCGTTCAATACGTTAACTCTCTCAGCCAGTTTACCCCGGCCCAATACTACCCCGGCACGAGCGTTACTAACGCTTACGCTATCGTAGTAGACGATCCTATGGTTGCCTTTAAAACGGCTGTAACTAACGACTCTAGCGTTATGGGCACAGCAGCACGCGCTGCGGTTGGCTCAAATATGTCTGTGGTTTTAGGTGCAGGCGACGCAGCAACGGGTGACTCAGGCCAATCAGCAGAAGCAGGTACAGAGGCAACTACTGCCGGTCTACCTCTTCGTGTTATTGATGTGGTTACTGAAACTGCAACTGGTGCCGACGCTTTTGTCGAGATCATCGTTAAGATGAACACTCACCAGTACAACTCAACTACTGGCGTATAAGGAGACTAGCAAATGGCTATTTCAAGAGCGCAACTCCTTAAGGAGCTACTACCGGGGCTAAACGCCCTATTTGGTCTCGAATACGCTAAGTATGGTGACGAGGCTGCCGAAATCTTCGAGACTGAGTCTTCTGACCGTTCTTTCGAGGAAGAAACTAAATTGTCCGGTTTCAGTGCCGCGCCTGTTAAGGGTGAAGGTTCTGCGATCGAATATGACAACGCACAAGAAGCGTGGACTGCTCGTTACACTCACGAGACAATCGCTATGGGCTTCTCGCTAACTGAGGAAGCAATCGAAGATAACCT